AGGCGTTGAAGCGTGACCCGACACAGATTCAAACAGACGAGGTTGTGCGGATGGAATGCAAACCGGGTATCAGTCGCAATGGAAACAAAACAATCCGCATTGAATGGGTGACGCCTTATCGCCAGTTCACAACGTGGGTGCAGCCCGAGGCGAAAAATTCGCGTGGGCTGCGGGACTATACCAAGTGGGCAGTTGCTACTGAAAAAGGCGAAATCATGCCGAAAACTGTGACGTATCGCAAGGACGCGGCAACGGGCTTCTTTTCCGTGTTAGGTTACAACGGAAAGGCCGACCATGCGCCAAACTGACATTGCCACGTTGATCAATGCCGGAGTGTCAGTGTTTGGCGACCTGACCTATCGCGGCAAGTGTCCCGCCGAAAGCGGAGAGCAAATGACATTCTTTAACTGGCTCAGGCGGGATTACCCTGACACTTGGGGCAAGTTGGCATTTCACCCGCGCAACGAAGGGTTAAAGGCCAAGGGGCAATTTGCCAGCGTCCAAAAGCACGCCGCTGAAGGCATGACGGCAGGCGTTTCCGATATTGTCATTCCTGGGCGGGTTTCATTCGTTTGTGAAATGAAGCGGCGCGACCATACACAAAGCACCTTTCAACCTGAGCAGGTCGAATACTTGATAGCGGCCCACAACGCTGGGGCTTTCTCCTGTGTGGCGCTTGGTGTTGATGCTGCAAAAGAGGGGTTCTTTAAATGGCTTACCGCCTAGCGCCTGATGTTCAAAAGCCGTCAGAGCAACTGTTTGATCTGTTGATGGGAAATATTGCTTGGAACGATGCCCCAGAAAGCATTCGATCATGGGCACAAAAACCAATTTACGACGCAGCCAAACAGATATTGGCCATGCCGGACAAGAAGGCGCGGCAACGGGCGCTGGCCAAAATTCCGCAGGCTTTGCGGCCACGAGTTGAAGCTGAGATTATGCGGTTGTATTCTAGCAGGTAGTTCTCTGATAGTTCCCCCGGCGTTTTCCGGTTAGCGCCTGTCCGCGCCGGGGGTCTGGGGGTCCAATACAAAACCGCTTTAGCGGTTGGTTGCGGCGCGCATTGCGTCGCCGATCCGGCCCCATGCCGAATTGATTGGGGGCGCAATCGCGGCACCAGCCGCCCCCTCGGTGCTGTCCGCACCCTTGCGGGGGGATATGCGGGATTGCCGCGAAGCTAGGATGGCGTGGCCCCATTGCGCGGCCATGGCTTGCGCTATGCCATCGAACGTGCGCGACCGCTCTTTCCAGCGGTTAGGACCGGGCGGCATACGATGCACCCGCGCCTCGCGCCCATCGACAATATCCGTGGGCACCAGCTTGGGCAGGCCCTTGAGCCAGAGGCATGTCGCCTTGGTTTCGCCGTGACCGAACTGCCAAGGCTGGATGATCTGATCCGGCTTGCGGATGTGGCTGGAAATCACGCCGATGGGGTTTTCCAGGGAGATGCACGGGATGTCGCAGGCCAGCAAGTCACGCACGAATTGCAGCGCCCTGCCCTGCCGCCCGTCCGCGATCTTGGCGGGGAAATGGCGGGCACCGGACACACACAGGTCAGTGCATGGCGGGAAGCAGATCATGGCATCCCACAGACCGCTCCGGGCCGCTGCGATGGCATCACCGATAATGTGGTGGGGGCTGTTATCCTCGGACGGCAACAGGTCGCAGGACCAAGCATCATGGCCCAAGGCGCGGAATGCCCGACGAACAGCGCCGGAATATTCACAGTTGACCAATATCCGCAGTTTAGAAAAGCCGCCCCCGGCCAATTCAGAACCGGGGGCGGAGTTGGCCGAGTGGAAGGAAACACCCGGCAGGGAGGGGAAATGGGTCATTCTGCCGCAATCCCAAATAGATCGCCTACGGATTGCTCAGCTTGGGCCAAGTTCTTGCCAGCTTGGCGCGCATATTCCGGTTTCAACTCAAACCCAAGATAGCGGCGATATTGCTTGATCGCCTGATAGCCAGTGCTGCCGATTCCGTTGAACGGGTCCATCACAACATCACCGGGCTTGCTGTAAAGCCGCAGGCACTTGTCAATCACGTCCAGTTGCAGCGGGCAAACGTGGCGTTCATCACCAGCGGCCTTAATGCGGCTCAAAACATTTCCTTGCTGGATGTCCATCCAGACCGGGCTTGCCAGCTTCTGCCACTCGTAAACGTCAAACTCGGCAATCTTGACCAGATCGGCCAAAACATCATCGGGCGGTGTCTGGGATGCCAGCCCTTGCCGGTGCATTTCGTTCAGCCATTTGCGGGCAATGCGCAATGCCTCTTTGGTGTCACCGGGCGCGCAATGTTCAATGCGGTCGGGGTTGTCGCCGTCCTTGCGGAAAAACAGCATATAGTCGGGCATCCCCACCCGGTTCATGGAGCTGTCTTTGCGGATCTGCTTGTAGAGCAAGCCCAGCGCCTTAGTGCGCTGCATCTCAACTACGGGGTCTTTCCAAATGGTGCTGCGCCCGTGATAGATCAACCCTGCATTGGTATGCGCCTTGATCAGATCGCCAGAAAAGTCTTGCAGGCCGATAGCCCCGTCCCGACCCTTCCGCATGGGCAGATCAGTGCAATGCACGCAGACCATTCGCCCAGGCTTCATGACGCGGGCAATGGCATCGGCAAAGAATGCGTATTGGTTCAGAAACTTCTGACCGCCCCCGGCGTTGCCCAAGTCGCGCTCACTGTCCGAATAGACAAACAGATCGCCGAACGGCGGCGAGAATATTGCACAATCCACGCTGCTTTCTGGCATGGCGTGCATCCCCTCGATGCAATCCGAATTGTGCAATGCCCATCCTGCGCCTTGATATTCTGGCTGTTTCATTGTCCTGCCCTCACCCATTCAGGGAATGCCAGATCAAGAGGCCTGTTATAGGCAACCCGGCGTGTTGTTGTTGATTGTGCATTGCGCATCGCATCGGCCATGCGGCGTTTCATTTCGTCGTGCTTTTTGGATTTGACGTTGATAATTTCCCAAATCGACGCCTCAGTGTCGGAAATCACGATGTCATTGCGGACCGTTTCCGATTGGCCGAACCGATGCGACCGGCGAACTGCCTGATAGTGTTGCTCATAGCTAAAGCTGATTGAGGCAAAGACGGCATGGGCGCAATGTTGCCAGTTGACCCCGAACCCGGCCAGCTTGGGCTTAGTCACGATGACGCGGTAATCCCCATCCGCAAACCCAAGCAATAGCCGCTCTTTCTGGTCAGGGTCGATTGATCCATGCACTTCCTTCGCGCCTGGGATCATCTTTGCCAACATCGCGCTTTCATCGTTGGTTTCGCACCAGACCGTCACCGGCTTGTCATGCGTTGCCAGTTCCGCCGCCATTTCGCAGCGTTGCTTTAGGGTCAGCCGCTTTTCCTCATGAAACGACGTGGCCGACATTTCAGGAATGCGAAACAACATGCCTTCGGCGATGTTCTCCATCCGGTCTGCCGCGACGGTATGGATGCGACGATCCACATCGGGCAGCACATAGCCTGCATCATCCCCGCCAAGGTCAGACGGCAGGGTTGCGCAACGCGACCATGACGCAACCCATCCCCAGAAATCCGAAACCGCGTGGCCTTTTAAGCGCCATTCCTGCGAAGCCGTCGCGGTGTCATTAATAAACCATTTTGACAGCATTTCCTGCTGGCGCATGACCCCCAGAAACTCGGCATGGTTGCCTAGTTCGGTGTGATCGTTCGGGCTTGGTGTTGCCGTGGCTGCCAGCTTGTAGGCCGTCTTGGCGAAAGCATCCTCGATCAAGGCGCGGGTCCGACCCGCATAGCTTTTCAGGATGCTGCTTTCATCCAAGACAACCGCGCCGAATGTGGCGGGGTCCAGTTTGGCAAGGCGCTCATAGTTGGCCACCATGACGCCAGATCCGACTTCGTGCTGTTCGCGGATTTGGCGGGCATCAATGCCAAACTTCTGGCCTTCCCGGACCATCTGACCGGCCACGGCAAGCGGTGTCAGGATCAGCGACGGCTTGCCGGTTTCATCCGCGCATTGGCGGGCAAACTCCAACTCGATCAGCGATTTGCCAAGGCCGGTGTCCAAGAATGCCGCCGACTTGCCAGCGTTCAGGGCAAAGTCCAGCACGGCGGATTGATGCGCCTTGACGGCGGGGTTGATCTGTCGCGGGGCAAAGCCGGTCTTGACGGTGTTGCCCGCACGGGCGGCGATGAAAGCGCGGTATTGTTCAAGGCTCACGCTGCACCTTTGAAGGTAAAGCAATCGCGGGGCAGAGGCCGCCCTGCGTGGTTTTCAAGCATGTTATACCAAGCGGCGGGCAGCTTGTCGCCGTCCTCGGCCTTGCGGACGGCATCGACTTTGACGCTGACCAGATCAGCGACCGCTTGGCGACCGCCCAGGAATGTGATGATGTCGGATGCTGTTTTCATGCGCCCACAATACACACCAGAAATGATCGGTCAAGGAAAACAATTCCGTTGACTTGGAAAATCTTTCCGAATAGTGTTTGTGTATAGAAACGCTACAGGGAGCACCGACATGACCGCAGCCACCGAATACAACCACCAGCCGGACGGATCGCGGACGCTGCAAATCGTTGAGCGTTTGCCCAGCGGTCGTGCTGGCGCGGTGCTGAACATCCCCAGCAAATCCAAGGCCGACAGCCTGCGCATCGCCAAGATGAACGGCGCGATTTTCACCGTTTAAGAAAGGGCAAATGATGACCGACTATTTTCTTCGCACGACGAACAAGGACGGCAAGGCTTACGGCGGCTTTCAATGGCCGATGCGGGTTGGCGCGATTGTCGAAACCCCCGATTGGGATGCCAAGCCAGAATGCGGCCACGGGATGCACGGGCTGAAAGATGGGCTTGGCGACGCATCGCACCTGTCAAGCGCAAGTGATGCTGTCTGGTGGATCGTTAAGGCCGACGATGCCGTTGATTTGGGCGGCAAGCACAAGTTCCCGCGCTGTGAGGTTGTGGCCCTTGGCGACCGTGCCACGCTGACGGCTGCGCTATATGCCCTGCGCCCCGGCCCAATCCATTATCTGACGCTGACGGGCGGCTACCGTGCCAAGCTGACGGGCGGCGACTATGCCACGCTGACGGGCGGCGACTATGCCACGCTGACGGGCGGCGACGACGCCAAGCTGACGGGCGGCGACTATGCCAAGCTGACGGGCGGCGACTATGCCACGCTGACGGGCGGCTACCATGCCACGCTGACGGGCGGCGACGACGCCAAGCTGACGGGCGGCGACTATGCCACGCTGACGGGCGGCTACCGTGCCACGCTGACGGGCGGCGACGACGCCAAGCTGACGGGCGGCCACGACGCCAAGCTGACGGGCGGCGACTATGCCACGCTGACGGGCGGCTACCGTGCCACGCTGACGGGCGGCCACGACGCCACGATGATATTCCTGCGCTGGATTGGCGGACGCCACCGCGTATTGACCGCCTATGTGGGCGAATGCGGGATTGAGGCTGGCAAGGCTTACCGCGCCAACGACGATTTTACCGCCGTGGTGCAATCATGACCCCCGCCGACCTCGCCGCCGAGGTGTTGCGCCTTAGCAAGATCAACGTGCAACTCGTCACCGACTTCAACGCGATGAACCTGCACGGGGCCAAGCAGGACGCACGCATCACCGCCCTTGAGGCGCAGATCGCGGCGGCGGATCGGCTGGCGGATGCTGCACGCAGGGCAAGCCATGCCACGACAAACGACGGCATCACGGGACCGATTTACACGGACGAGGCTGTCGCCCTGCAACGCGCCCTTGCCGCCTACCGTGCCGCGCGGGTGCTGCCATGATGGGTGATCTGATCAGCCGCGCCGATGCTGTGGCGCTAATAAATCGTATTGCCCTGCGTCATGGGGTGACTGGCTTGCCTGTCTGCATGGTTCAGGCAAGCGATGCAATCAGCGCCATGCCAGCAGCGCAGACGTGGGATGTTCCGCAGTCTTGGGATGACGTGAACGGCACAAAGCATTTTCAGCCCCATCGGGCCGATGCCAGCAACGATGCCGCCCATTTCCTTGTGAAGCATGGCAACCTGACGTTTTCGGCGGCATGGGATGCAATCCGCCTGCTGTCTGGCAATGGCTTCGTCATCACCTACCGCGCCGCACGGGTGCAGCCATGACCTACTACATCGAGGCCGACCCGCTGAATTGGGGCGATTTGGTTGCTATCCCGCACTTCAAAATGACCGTTGAAACCAGCCGCGAAGACTGGGGCACCGATATCATAGTCACCGCAGAATTGTCGCACGTCTCGCTTGGCTATTCCGACACCGAAGGCCGGGTGGACGGCATCGAACTGACCGCCACGCAGGCAATCCGCATATGGGGCGAGGATGTTGCCGCATGGGAGGAAGCCGCCGCCGCTGCGTATGACGGGCAGGCAGCCCTGGACGACGAAGCCGACGAACTGGCCGATTATCAACGCGCAATGAGAGAGGATGCAGCATGAACAACATCACCCCCTTCCCCGGCCCGACCGATGCATCCGACTGGGCTGCGTCTGGCGACCTGTATCGCATCTTGGACGCCGACGAGATTGAACGTCTGGGGCAAGCCCGCCCCGTGCGGCCTGATGTGGACCTGATCGAGATGATTGAGGAGCAAATCGCTAGCCGGATTGTGGCTGTCTATATCATCGCCGCCGCTGGGGTGACTTCGTTTCTCCTCATCACGTCGGCTGTTGGCGTCAAACTCGGGTGGTGGTGACATGACCCCCGCCGAAATAGCGGCCAAGCTGACCCCGGCGCAGGCGCGGGCGCTGCGATTGACCATGGCCGGAAAGTGGTCGGACGCTCTGTTGAATGACATTGATCCTGCCGAACGCATGATCGGCAAGCGTGATGCGGAGGACACAACATTTTGGCTTGTGTCCGACAAGCTTCGGCTAACCCCCCTTGGCCGCGCCGTCTTGGCCGCGCTGGACGCCAAGCCATGACCCACCCGCCCCACGCCCACCAGACCGGGCCACCACGGCCCCGACCCGGCGCAACCCTGCAACAGCCCCGAGGGGCGGATATGGAGAGAATGATGGATTTTCCGGAACGGATTTGGCTGGATTTTCGGACAGCGAACAAGCGCGACCTTGCTTATGACGAACCGCCGATCAAAGACGACGATGATTGCAGCGATGAATACGCCCGCGCTGACATCCTCGCCGCGACCCTCGCCGCCAATGCCGCGCTGGTGAAGCGGCTGGACGAGGCGCGGGGGGCTGTCATTGACGCTTATCTTGAGGGGTTCGGTCATGCTCTTGTCGAATGCGGCGTGGTGAAGAACGCTGGCGGAATTGACGCTGCGATTGAGCGGGGCGCAAAGTCTTGGCTTGGTCCGTGCAAAGCCCGCGCCTTCCTCGCCGGGGGTGCAGCATGAATGACGTGGACCGCGAACGCGAATTGATTTCCGACGCCGATCTTACCCGCGTCCACGGCTTTGCCAACTTTGGCGCCATGACGCCCCGCGATGTGATCCGGGACGGGGTTGTCAAATATGCGATGGGCTACACGGGCGGGCATACCCAACTGTCAATCCTGATCGAATTCCTT